TATGAAAGTTTTTAATTATTTCTTTATTTGGATTATTTTGATATCGTGTTTCATTAAAATCTACTATTTTCCCAGCAACCATATCCTCCTCATCCTCCTCATCCTCCTCATCCTCATCCTCCTCCTCATAATCTTCATCCTCCTCATCCTCCTCCTCCTCCTCATAATCTTCATCAGTTGTTTCTGCTTCAGAATCTTTATCAGTTATTTCTGCGACCACATCTTCACTTATATCAAATTTTAATCCAACATCATCAATTAATCTAGCGCGTTTTTGATTTAATATATTTTTACATTCTTTTACATATTTATTAAAATCAAAATTCTTGGATGAATAAATTTCTAATCTCATATCTTCTACCACGTCTGTTAATATAAAAGAAAATGCACTCATAGTTAATTTAATATCTTCATCTTTTGTCATTTCAATAAATAGTTTTGAAGAATCTCTAAAAATTTGTTCTAATATATTAAGTGATACAGATATTTGTCTATTAGTTTCACTCTTATTACTAACCATAAAATCAACAAGAGTTTCGTATGCTATCCATTTCAAATCATTTATAATATACTGATTATCCATGTCTTTGCATTTTCTCTTATTTTGTTTTCTAACAATATTTATAAAATTATCAATATCTTTATCGACCATATCATAATAATAATAATTATACTTTAAATGATACTTTAAATGATATATGCATCTACGCATAATTAATACTAGATTCCCCCATCTTATTCCATGAGTTTACCCGATAGCTGGAGTATGATTTAATAATGAATCAATTGTTCCAAATGATGAGAGCGGCGCGATAGCAGGACCCCAAAAAACCCAAAAAAAGAGTTGAAACAGGACCCAAAAAAAGAAATTAAATCTTTAATTTCTTTTTTTAATATTATTATTTTAAATATATTATTTAATCACTTTAATAAATTCATTTATATCAATATTCTTTTCTAAAAAGTGTAAATGACATTTACTTAAAAATATAGAGGTAGAACAATCAATATCACTATTTTTACCATTAGTAATATTCTGGTAAATTTTTTGTAAATCATAATAAAATTTTTTATTATTTTCAACAAAATCTGTTAATTTATTCTTCTCTTTATAATTAATAAATGTCATCTGATTTACTAAATTTTCATTATAATTAAATGGAGTAATAAATAGTAATTGTGTTAATGGTATTAAGTTTAAATTTTTATTTTCGAATTTTCTAAACTCATAATTATTATCCATATATTTTACAATGTGAGATAATAACGGAGACCTACCATATTTATAATACCATGTTTCATCAACATTATTTCCAAAATAATAGCTAGTAATCCATGATATACCATCCAAGTAATCTTGGATCGTGTTTTTGTTTAAATATAAATCATCGTATTTATTTTTATAATTTTCTTTATCTAAAACATGTTTAGTATAAAAATCATCATTTGGATTTAACATATTATAAAAATCATCCAATTTGTATTCCATTCTATATAAAAATTCTTCTTTTTCACTTAATCCCCGTAATCTATTTTTATGTGGCAATAATTTAGAATCATGGTTTACTTTATTTAATAGTGGTTCATTCTTAATTAATGCTAAATCAAACGGAAATTGTAAAGAATTATAATACATAAATATTAATATATCATTTAGAAAATTAAATTTACTATCTATTAAATAATAATTTTTATGATATTGGTTCATTATTTTCCTACTATTATATTTCTTTGAATTTTCATAAAAAATATCTATTTTTAAAAATTTAAGTATATTAATATAATTATTTACAAATATATCTTTTATTTGATTATATATATTTCCTTTTGCGTATTTTAAAAATCGTTTACTATATTTTCCCAACTCCATTACATTTATATTTGGTTCATTTTTAACAAATTCAAGAAATTCTTTACCGTCAATGAATTTATTAATATTGTGTGGATTAACAGTACTACTATCATATTTATCTTTATTTGAATAAATAAATTTCCATAATAATTCAAACACCATATCTCTGAAAATAAACATTTCATACCCCATAATATCTTTATCCATTCTATTATAATTTGAATATATTGTAAGCATTCTATTTCTTTGTAAAAATAAATATTCATTTAATGATAATAATGTAAAAAATGAATGCAATGCTATTTTTTTTATACTTTTATCATCATTTAATAAATATCCATTATCTTGATAATTAATAATATAATAATCTAATATTGTAAAAATATCATTACTTACTCTAAAATTTTCTAATTTTGGTAAAAAATCATCTCCAAAAATTGTAAAAATTAATATAACATCATTTATAAATCTATCAATATTAATATTCAAAAATGGATTTTTTCTTTTATTAATATACATAATTAAAGTTTTTTTAAATTTATTTACTTGTAAGATATTATACATTTTACCCCTAAAATTATCATCTAAACGACTATTTTGTTGGTCGTATCTTAAAATAACATTATTATTAGTTAACATCATAAGTAATATTACCATATCACTATCTGGTGAATAAACAACGGTGTCATCTTTTATTTTATTTTTTTTAATAATATTTATAATTTTCATTTCGCCTTCACCTTTCTCATTTGTACCTGATAATTTATAAACTTTTAAATTAGGACAAATATTTTTAACTTTATCTTTAAAATTATCCGAATCTAAATATTTTTCTAATTTATTCATAAAAATAGTACCTGGTGAAATATTATTCTTATCCCAATTAAAAGATGATTTTTTTAATTTATATTTTTCACCTATATATTTTATTAGACTAGCCATGTATCTTCTTTTTTTTTGTTCATATATTTTACCCATTGTTGGAACTCCATCAATACAAATATATATATATTCTAAATTTTCAGGATATAAATTTAAAGTGAACATTTCAATTAGATACTTTTTTATATTATCTAATAATTCATTTTCAAATTCATTAATATTTGTTTTATTATTTAAATTATAAAGATTTAATTGATGTGCTGATAATACATGAACAATACTATTAAAATCAATAAATAAATATTTACTATTAATTTTTTTATATGGATATTCTGTATTTTCTGTTACGTTAAATTCATTTCGTATACTTGAAAAAAATCTTTCAACTCCCATTATAATTATATTATATATTTTATATAATATAATTATATTATATAAAAAAATGATTATATATATATTTTAATGTATAGTGATGTGTTTTTACCATTGAGTATAATGTTTATATCAACCACTTTATCAATATATAAAACAATTGATACAATAGAAGATGAAATAGATTATCATCCAACAACTTTAGATAAATACAAATATAGAAAAATATTATGGTATTTTTCACACTTTACTTTTTCTAATAGTATTTTTTTACTAACATATTTTACATTAAAATCAATTGATTATAATATAAATACTTTATTTGTAGTAATAGCTCCAATTAGTATGAGTATAAATATTAATTATTTTTTAATTTTATACCCGCAAAGAAATATTAAATTATATGAATTACCATATTATTCATTTGTTCAACATTTTATGACAACAATTATTATATTAAATGAATTAAAATACATAGAATATAAATATTTCTATGATATATTTAAATATAACTATTTTATTTTATACGGGATTTCAATAACTTTTGTTAATTATTATATTAGAGATATATGGACGTATGGTATTATTAATTTATATTCGCATAAAGGATGGAAATTAATTTTACAGTTTAATGTAGTTTCATTAATTTCAAGCGTCTCTTTGTATTTAATTAAATATAATTTTATAAATTAATAGTGTAACTACATACGTGTATTTAAATAAAAGATAAGCAATATGACTTTTTTATTATTTGTTAAATATGACTATAGTAATATATATAAATTAAGTCCACATCTCGAAGCTATCAATTGTAACAATATGTTTGTAATTTATAAGATGTTCTATTAAATCATTAACCGATGAAAATAACTGTATGAAACATTTATACCACGGTTTTTGATGGTCGTACTTAATAATATTATTATAGAGTTGTTCAATCGCCTCTTTATCATCATAATCAAAAAATGAAAAAATAGTATTGAACCAATATCCGTCTGTATCCCAATAGGTGTAATTCATATTCCTTGACTGCAGATCATCAATAACATCTTCAACATTATTATATGGTGAAACCTTATCCCACGCACTACTCGGGATACTATTGATATTGAGCGAATTGTTAAACTCAGATACAAGATAAATATAAATAGCCCAATAATGCGTGGGGTCCATGTTGACTGTCTTCACTACAATTTGTTCACTCTCGACGTCGTCGTCTTGTGTATAAAATTGTATGATTAGATTATTATTTGTTAAATTGACCGTATATTCACTATATTCATCTGGAATATGGTGAGGTAGGATTGTATTAAAGATTGCGTCTTCCATACATTCCATTAATAATAATTTAATTTGTTCTTTGTTTGAAATGTTAATATGTCCATCAGATCCCATTTTATTAATATTATATTAATAATATTAATAATATTAATAAAATAAATATTTCAATTTTTTAAACATACAATGGATGACCTCTTTTTTTTGCTCTAACCCAGTTTGCCCATTCAGTTGTTTCTTTATTATGTGTATAGCATGCATATATACCAAATCCGCACGCACATACTAACATTAATCCTAATATTATGACAAATAAAAGTTGTTCTATTGCTGAATCATTATCAATAGACTCGGGATTGCCGTGTGTTGTATTATCTAAAGTGAAATTATATAAGCTGGTAGTTTCCATATGTTAAATTATTTATATCAAGTTATGTTAAATATAAATACTTCAATTTTTATACTCTATAGTCTTCAAAAAGTGGATCTTATTTATTATTTTTGATTTAATTAATCCGTATTCATTTACTAATTTATCTTCTAATTTTTCAATATCTGCTTTATATAAATTAACATTTGTAATATTATTTAAAACCGGTGGATTTTTAAAATATTCTTTAATTGTATCAATATTATTTATTTCTGGTACCATATATTTATTTTTTTTTAAATATTCAAGTGTTTTATTAATATCTTTGAATTTAATATACGTCTCGTACAAATCTTCGGCACTAATATCCTTAATTCTATCACAATAATCACAACCAAATAAAATACATAATTCAATAAATTGGTCGTAATCTAATTTAATTTTTTCCAAAATATCATCTAAATTTATTTCTAATGTTGTTTTTTTATATGATCCCAAATTTCTATAAATTCTTTTTGAACCGAATGTTAATATATCCATATCTTCTGTTAAAACCCCAGATGCAAATCCATTTTTAACTAACCATGCACATTGCGAATCCGCTTCTTCTGGTGCTTCAATGTATGGTATACCCATTAAATTTAATAATTCTTTGCATTCGTCTAGTTGCTTCCAAGATAGACTAACCGTTCTTTTAAAATATTTTATTTTTTCTTTTTCATTTGTAAGTGTTTCAAGTTTTTCCCAAGCTTTTTTTTTAATTTCTTTCCTTTCTTGAATAACTTTATATTTTAAATCGGGTGCTTTCCCATCAAAAACATAAATCGGAATAATATTTTTTTTTAATAAATATATAGTTTTATTAAATAATCCTAAAATATGTGATACTACCTCACCTTTTTTATTTGTTAAATCAGCACCTGTATTTCTAATTGCTATAATTACCTTATAAAGAATAATACTAATATCAATTGCAACTTTTTGTTTACTGAAATTATCATCATTAATTTCTTTAAGTATTCCTTCATAATTACTTAGAAACTTTAATAAATTTTTTATACCCATATGTGGTCTTAATTATAAACACGCTATTGTTTTAAATATATTTAAATTTTTTAAAATTATTTTTAAAAATAATTTTATAATATTATATATATATAATGCTTTTTAATGTTTTATCGCCGCTAGCTGTTGGTATTGATGCAAATACTTTTTCTGATGCAGCAAAAAGATTTGTAACAATGCAAAGAAATCTCGATATTACTAGACTTATTTTAGCTGATAGATACAATAATGCAATGAGGGCTGACGTTGCGTATACTGTTAGAGATGGCAATGTTGTTGCCGGAATTAGTTTAATGCCCACTATTTATCCAAGAACACCTTATCCGGCTGTTGTTACAAATAATCCAGGTATGCCATACCCTGTTGGTATGGGTATGCCAATGGGTATGGGTGTGCCAACGGGTATGGGTATGGGTATGCCAACGGGTATGGGTATGGGTATGCCAATGCAACCTGCAGGTTTAATTAAAACCACGTCTCAAGGTCAACAAGTTCTTCCAATAAAAGATGGTAATTTAGCCATTGGGGGAGTTAACGCTAATTTAATGGGCGTTAATCCACTTGGTATGGGTATGGGTATGGGTATGGGTATGGGTCCTGGTATGGGTATGGGTATGGGTCCTGGTATGGGTATGGGTTATTCTCCAACTCTCGCTCATGGTGGTATTCTTACTCAATCCGGATTAAATAAAAAATCTAAAGAATAATCTTATTAGTTATATACACACCCATACTTTATTTTTTTATTAAAGTTAACATTGTCTGATTTAACACACATTGTTGCTATTAATGGACCTTTTATTTTATCTAATGATATATTATTATTATCATAATTATTTGAACCATGAATAGATATAACAATTATATTATATTCGTATTTTGATTTCCATTTTAAATTATCTCCTACTTTAATTTCACCATTTTTCAAATAACCAGATAATAATATACCCATCTCATCATTATGAAATGTTTGTAATACATTAAATTTAATGATATTAATCTCATTCGTTTTATGATTTATTTCATTATGATTTATTTCATTATGATTTATTTCATTAATATTTATTTCATTAATATTTTTTTTTAAAATATCGATAAAATTATTTTGTTTAATATAATAACCAATATCATTTATTGTTATTATTTTAGTATTAATAAATTTAAAATAATCATATATGTCTTTATAATATTCCCATTCTACCCCAGAGAAAAATATAACAATATGATAATCAATATTTTCTATCATTTTTTGTAATGTTTTTGAATATTTTTTATTACCGGGTGAATCAAATAATAAATATTTATTATTATCATCTTGTAATGTATAATAATTCATTGATGATGTATCACCACTTTCCATTTCATGTTTATGATTTACAATATATTTTTTATTATCTTTTCCTTTAATCAGTCTTGCTAAAAATGTTGTTTTATATGTATTAGTATCTCCAATCATTAGAATCCTATATTCTTTTAATTTTTGAATTACCCAGTGTTTTTTTATTGTTATAATATAATAATTATTTGTATATTCTATATTACTAATTTTTGCATTACACTCTATTACCATTTTTTTTAATATTTCTAATGAATAATTAAATTCAAATTTTGATATATTATGTATATTTCCATCATCATTTACACCAATATAATAATAGCAAATACCATCTCCTTCATCTAATCTCCAATTCATTTGAGCAGATAGTGAAAACAATTTTCTTTTATTCATATCTTTAAAAAATCGTTTATATTCTATATTACCCCACTCAACTTCAGGTTCTAATTTATACATTTGTTTTATTACTAAATATAATAAATATTTTTTTAAATTAAATAGTAATTAATATTATTTAAATACATGATATAAATAATATTAATGAAGTCGAACAAAATTTGTTTTTTATATACACATACAAATGGTTTTCATGATTGTTATGAACCAGTTAGTAAAAAAAATATGTTTGAATATGCTAGATTAGTCCAATTAAAATATTCAATCGGTAATTATAATAATGAAAAATTTAATGAAGATATTAAAGAGAAATATATATTGAGTCCCAAAAGTATTAATTTTAATCCAAATGCAGTTTCTGTTCACGGAATTAATTTTAAAAAAGCAGAAAAAAAAGGACAAGATAATGTACATGTTATGAATCAATTTAAAGAAAATTTAAAAGACGTACAAATAATTGTAGGTCATAATTTACATTTTCATATTCGTACAATTCAAGTTGAGCTTTTTAGAACATGTGTTAATATAGATTTTAATAATTATATTTTAATAGATTTAATGGACTTTAATAGAAATGATAATATATCAATAAATAATTTAGCAGATAGATATAATATTGATACAGATAAATACACTGATATTAAGTTAATAAAAAAATTATTTCCATTAGTTTATAAAGATTATATTTTAAATGAAAATAATAAATAAATAAAATCCAATAATAGAACCCAAATAGAAACCTGGATTCTCTATTGTAATGTTAAATCCAGATGTATGATTTCTCATTAATTTATCATAAAAATCCGGAGATTTGTTTTCAAAATATACATTAAATTCCCTTTCAAAGAGATCAATCCAAGTTAAATTTGACTGTGAACTCTCTGCAAAATACTTACAATAATCATTTAGACAAGCAGAAATATACACAGTTGAATTATCAATTGGATCATCTATAGTAACGTTAAATACGGTGTATTTATATTTTTGATTATCATAATAAAAACTACCCCATAATGTATATTTACTATTATATAAAATTGATACAATAATATAACTCAAAAACACAAGTGTTGAAACTTTAATAAGACTGGTACGAGACATTAAATTATATAATCAATGTTTATTATAATATATAATCAATTTTTAATATATATTATTATTATATATAATTAGTTTGTAATATAATAAAAACTAATTATATATTATATTACGATGAACTCAAATCAATTTAATACAATTTTTGATGATAGTAACTTTCCAATCGTTAGACTTACATTTGGTAATACTATTAGTAATGAAGAATTTGAAGAAATTAAAAAAAACTGGTTAAAACAATATTTAAACGAAGCTGATTTTTATATAATATTTGATACATCAAATATGAATACATTACCAATATCATATATATATAAATTAAGTCAGTTTATTAGTAATTTAAAAAAAATTAAAAATCAATATTTAAAAGCATCTATTTTATTAATTAAAAGTAATTTTGTCCGAAATTTATATTCATTTTATTTAAAATTACAAAAACCTATTTCAAAAGTATATATTGTTAAAAACGAAGAGGATGTTGAAATTATTATTAATAAATTAAAAAATAAAGAAAAAATTACAGAATATACGGAATATAATCCTTAAGATTTTACATATCATTCATTATTTCAATAAAAGATTCCATATAAATATCATCTTGAAAATTATCTTCATATTTAAATATCTCTAAACATTCATAAAACATATTTTTAATGTATTTACAAATATACATAAATGTATTTATATATATTTAGAAAAATAATTTTTAATTTCTACTATAATGTTCATTACTTTGCTGTGTTACTCTAACAAATGTAGTACGTCGTGGAAGTTCTTTAAGTGTTGATGCCCCTACATACGTACAAGATGAACGTATACCGCCTAACAAATCATTAACAGTATTTTCAACTGGTCCTCTATATTTGATTAATACACGCTTACCTTCACTTGCTCTATACTTTGCAACCCCGCCATTATGTTTATTCATTGCTGTATCTGAAGACATTCCATAATATTCTTTAAATTTAATTCCATTTTCTTCTACAATATTACCTGCACTTTCATCATGACCTGCAAATATACCACCGCTCATAATAAAATCGGTACCTGCTCCAAATGCTTTACTGAAATCACCCGAATTTGTACAACCACCATCAGATAAAAGATGACCCCTTAGTCCATGTGCAGCATCCGCGCATTCAATAACCGCACTTAATTGAGGGTATCCTACACCTGTTTTAATACGAGTAGTACAAACAGAACCGTTACCAATACCTGTTTTAATAATATCAACACCCTTTAAAATCAGTTCTTCAACCATCTCACTAGTTACAACATTACCCGCAATTATTGTATTATTTGGATATAAATCTCTTATTTTTTTAACTTGATTGATAAAACGTTCAGTATATCCATTTGCAACATCAATACAAATAAAACCAGCAGATGTACCAAAAAAACTTTCCATCATAGATTTAATATTAACAAGTTTATTAATATCTTTATCTAAAATACCAGTTGAAACAACAAAATGATTTAATATATCACTATTATAATTATCCCGTATGTCTTCAAAAAATCCCCCCCACTGTTCCAAAGAATAATGTTTGTGAATACATGTCAGCATTTTAAATTCAAATAATTTTTTTGCCATTTCAAATGTCCCAGTTGTATCCATATTACTAACCATAATTGGAACTCCAGTCCATGTTGCACCACTATTTTTAAAATTAAATGTTCGTGTTAATTCCACCTGTGACCTTGATTCTAATGTTGACCTTTTTGGAAGAATCAACACATCTTTAAAATCTAATTTTATATCATTAATAATCCTCATAAAGTATAAATATATATTAAATATATATTTAATATTTAAATAATAATAATAATAAATATTAATGATATATATTATTTTATTATTTTCAATAATAACTAGTTTTAAAAGTATATTATTATCTGAATTTTATAGTAACTTTTTAATTTTTTCAATATATCCATTTGAGTTAGCTTTATTATCATTTAATAATAGTTTTTCTGATATTATTATGAAGTGGATTGTAAATGGGTGGTTTAGACAAGAAAATGAAATTGAATATATAAATAATATTCAACAGTATAATGATTATGTTATTTTAATTTCATGGCTTATTACATTTGCCTTATTTAATATATATATTTTATGCAAATATAAAAAAAAACTTACAAAATATATATATATATCGTATCAATTAAAATTTCTAATAATTAATTACCTAAGTTTATTTTTATGGAGTTTTAACATATTATTAAATTATGAAGATATAGATATATTTATCCTTATTTTAATAAATGTATATATTTTTAATTTTGTAACTTTTTGGTTTCAAGGAATATTATTTAATTATATATATGGTGAAAAAATGTACATATATAGAAAAAAATACGATTTTTTAATTAATAACTATAATCCAAAATTTAAATATTTTACTTTAATTTTACAATCATTTAAATCATTAACATTTGTATACATGATTATTTATAATTTATATGAAGAATCTTCAGATTATATATTACTTGTAATTAATTTTATTAATATATTAATTTATTTTTATTCAAATACTATATTTAATAATAAACGACTTGTGTATTATCTAATAATATTACATATATTATCGGTATTATTAATAATTTGTAGTATTTTAGATTCATATTATGAATATACTTTTATAATAAAATATTGTATTTTATTTATAAATTTTATAACTATTTTATATTTTAATTATAATTCTAAAAAAATAATTAGTAATGACATATTAAGTGAAATTTACGAACATATAGAAATGAATACTATAGTATAAACAAAAATATTTAAATACAACATAATCTTTAATATTAAATGACATCATTTAATATTAAAGATTTATCTGATTTAATTAAAAAAAATATACCAAAAGAAAAAATTACACTGGTTGCAGAAGTAAGAGAACCAAAATTAAGAGGCGGTAATATGTATCTTACTCTAAAAGATGATAATGGATATATAAATTGTATAATTTGGAAATCAAATATAACGAATGAAATCCAATCTTTAAAAGAGGGAGGTAAAATTACAGTTATCGGTAATTTAAATTTTTATCAAAATAGATGTTCTCTAAGTTTTGTAATATCTAAACTTTTATCAATAGATGGAAAAGGTGAATTAATGGAAGAATATGAAAAAATATTTAAATATTATAATGATAATGGATATTTTTTAGAAAGTAAAAAAATTAAACCACCAAATGTTATAAAAAAAATATTAATACTTACAAGCAAAGAAGGAGCTGCTATTCAAGATTTTTATTATGGTATTGAAAATGGTGGTATAAAGATAGAGCAAGAACTAGTTAATGTTATTGTTCAAGGAAACGACTGTCCTTCTAATATTATAAAATACTTGGAAAATAACATAATAGATAAAGATGTAGATTATGATTTAATTGTTTTAACAAGAGGTGGTGGTAGCTTTGAGGATTTATTTGGTTTTTGTAAACCTGAATTAATTGATTGTATTCATAAATTACATATTCCATTACTATCTGCAATCGGTCATCAAGTAGATACAACATTGGTTGATTATGTTGCAGATATTATTGCACCAACTCCATCATTGGCTGCACAATATATAGTCGATCATAATAAAAAATACGTAGATGAGTTAAAATATATTAAACAATCTTTACTTGAACAAATAAAAGATGATATTAATGATAAAAATATAATTTTTAATAATTATAAAAATAGATTGCTTGTTAGTTATGAAAATTTAAAAGAATATTTTTATAATAATATAAAAGAATCTATTGTTAAAAGTAAAACGGATTTATTTAAAATTAAAAATAAATATCAGTATAATAATAATATACTTATTTCAAATGAAATGATTATAGAAGATGATAATATATTTGAAGATTTACTTAAAAATAAAAAAGAGTTTTCAATAATTATAAATAAAAAAGTATTTGCTTTTTCAAATTATAAATATAAAATAAAATAAAATTATATATATTATAAAAAAAATTATATATATATATATATATATGGATTCAGCAGATTCCCAGGATAAAACACCTGAAATTAAATGGTATAAAAAAAATAATATATTACTTTCAATTTTAATAATTATACTTGGTTTATACTTTCTTCTTTGTGGTATTATAATGTTAAAACCTCATAAATTATTAAATGAAAAAGATTACAGTGAACTAACTGAAGATGAACGTAAGGTAAAAAATACTTATTCGTATCAACATGAATTTGGCGGTGACCGAAAACTTAGAATAATAACCGGTTATGTTTTAATTAGTATGTTCGTAATTTGTTTGATATTAGCATGTCTTATATTTTTAGGAACAACTGAAAATCTTGAATTTACAAATTCAAAATTGAAGATAGCTGTTATCATTTTCACCATTTTATTAGTTATTTGTTTCATTTATTATGGTGTGTATAAAAAAGGTATGTTAAATAAAAAACAAAATGAAATATATGATGCGAGCGAAAAAGAAAAAAGTTGTAAAGCCGAAGGAGTATCAATTATATATAATAATTGTATCAATAAAGGAGATGAAATTTCTAAAAAATATTATATGTGTATGGAAATAATTAAAAATAAATTTATAACACAATGTGCAACTAATATAATGTCCTATAATATTGTTAAAGAAAGTAATCCACAAAATAATAATGCCCTTAACATAGCACTTGAAGGTACAACTTTATCATTAGCAACATATTCAGAATATGAAGAGATATACGAAAAAATAAATAAAGGCAATGATACAAATAATAAGATACAATTAACTTGTGATAGAATTGTTAAGACACAAGTTGAAAATCACCCACAAGATAAAAGCTGTAAAAATAAATCTTTAACTGAATTTGAAGATTCAGATGCACACAAAGATTGTAATAAAAAAGCAATAAAAAACTCTATATATAAACCAAACAATAGATATAATATGCATACTGGTAATGGAACAACATTTTCTACTTGTGACGAAAAAGTTAAATATATGGATGAGATTTATAAGGCCGACCGTGAAGAAATCGATGATGATATTGAAGATATGAAATCAACCCCAAACTTGACAGGTTTCTCAGAAACATAATCAGCAACAGTTGTTTGAACCTAGTGTGGATACATGTATTCCCTAAGTAAACAGGGCTATTATTTAGACGATAGAAATACAATCGTATATGGTTAGAATATTCCTATATAATAGTAGTTCGCTACTATTATTTTACATATATATTTAAAATAAAAATATTATAATTTATTATTATGAAACAAAAAAGTATTGAAACGAAAATAAATGAAATAGATAATGAAAATGATATTAAATTAAAATATGAAAACATAACTAAGTTACATAAGATGATTGATAAAGAAGAAGATAACTTAGAAAAATTAAATAATAAAATTGAAAGAAATGTAAAATCAAAATACGATAATTTAGAATTAGAAACAATCATTTCTAAATTTAATAAGACTGATAATATTGAAAAAAAGATTAAATATTATCATTCAATCTCAAATAAAATCGATGATATTATAAATACTATTAATAATTAATACTATTAATAATTAATATTAAATATATTTAATATTAATTATTTAAAACTGAAATTCAATTTGTTCATCAGATAATTTAAATCCTGAATTAAATTCAATATGCTTATTTTTATCTTCAATACTAAAATCACTTGGTCTCATTATAGACCAATCTATTGTTTCTAATATTATTTTTAATTCACTATATATTATACCTATTAGTGCACTACACCAAAATCTATCTGTTTTTTTTGGTTTAAAATCTTTTCTTAATAATGCACCAATCCAATCAATTGGATTAATATCATATATTTTATCATATACAATTTTATGTATTTGTTCTAAATTTTCATCTGTAAATGTTTTTGTATATAATTCATCTGAACATTCTATTTTTCTAATAAAAATGCGTCCTTTATTATTATTAATAACTTCTTCTAATGGTGTAAGTTGTACACCTAATTTAATTTTACCATCCTGAGGGTCAAGAGTACCTTCCCAACTAGATTCCCATACAAAATGTCCAATAAAATTATCTTCTGGTAAATTATGAGTTTTAGCCATAAAAGTTGGATTAACTAAAACCATAGCAATATGATTATAATTACTTTTAGTGAAAAATTTAATTAAAAAGTCAAAAGTATTTAAAATACCATTACTTTTGGAATTAAATAATAATATATCACCTGTTCTAACCTTTTTTTTTAATTCGTCCATATAATTATTTTATGTAAATTATTTTTAAATATTTATTAATATTTATTAATAATTAAATATAAATTATATTTAATTATTAATAATGGAATATTCTCTAGATAATTTTAATGTAATGCTAAATAATTTATATACAAATTTAAGCAAAGAAAAAGATGATAAATTAATATTACCAAATTTAGTTGTAAATATAACAACTACAAATACTTTTTTTAAAAATGCAAAAGATATTTTAAAAACACTAAAATGTAATCCCAAACATTATATCAAATTTATGAATAAAGAATTGGGTTCTGTTAATTGGGTATCCGGTAGTAAAAAAGATGGAATTGTAATTAAAGGTAAAATTAAAAAACAAAAAATACAATTATTATTACAAGAATATATAAAAAAGTATATTTGTTGTAATATTTGTAAAAGTTTAAATACAAAAATTATAAAAGATAAAAAAATAAATTATATTTATTGTAATACTTGCTATTCACAAACAGCAATAAATTAAAAATGCCCGCCCACCTCGAAGTCGAAGAACTAGGTGCAATGTACTTTCTTTCTGAATATTATAATCACCAATTGTGCGAGTATCTTCTAGCTGTTTACCAGCAAAAATAAGACGCTGTTGGTCAGGTGGAATACCTTCTTTCTCTTGAATTTTGGCTTTGAGATTTTCTATGCTATCTGATGTTTCTACATCGAGTGTTATTGTTTTACCAGTAAGTGTTTTTACAAAAATTTGCATTATATAATTATAAAATATATCTAATATATGTTTAAATCAATTTTTTTTGTATGATATACACCGTGTAATTCTCTTAAATAAATTATAAGTATGGTATTTTATT